AAGAGTGTAGATAATAGTCCGTCTCTGCTCTAGCGGACCTTCATAATCGTCTTGGAAATCAACAGAATTCATAGTGATAGGGACATCTTCTTTGATGTCAGGATAATCAGAAAACGGTTTTACTGTAACTGTATACTGAGGAGCAAAGTAAGGAAGGATTTGCTCTACAATCTGGAGCGCATCGTCTTGAGACTTAGCATAAACATTTAATTGGAACCCAATGTTGTATGGGACCGAAGTGTAGAATTTCTTTTTCTTTGCCAGTTCGCCAGCAACGTTTTTTGAGAATGTGTTTGTCTTAGGTAGTTGTCTTGTGAGATCATACTCCATCGATGTGATCTCAAAAGACATCCTGGGCAGTTTGACAGCAAGTTTACGTTCTGCCTCTTCGCCCTGCGACATCTGAGAAATTCTATCCATGAAGTTTCTTTTCGGCGCATATGATAGAGGCACCTTGACTTGAGAGATTATCGCACCCGCAGAATTTTCTCTCAAAACATGGATGTTATTAAACAGCGATCCGAAAACCGAAACAGCAGTTCTGACTCTCTTGTGATAGAACCATGTCCCAAACATTAGGAAACGTCTCCAAACGGATTGGTCTCAGAGAAGTCAAGGAAATCTTGCTCGAAATTATCGTAGACCGTATTAGCAGAATTAACCTGAATATTTTGAATATCGCCAACCAACTTTGGTACTGCTCTGACTCTGGAAGTTTGTCCCACAACAGGAGCAGTTGTTGTGAATGTATGGAATTCTCCATCAAGAGAACCAACGTGAGCAAGTTTCATCACATAGTCAGAATCAGACCATCCCAGAATCTTGCCCTTGATTACGTATTCCCCGTTGTCCTGACTTACATACTCATCAATAATAAAGTTGTCTTGAGTGAAGGAACGCTCGATCGCAATTTCAGGCGGATCTGCATAGAACTCACCAGAGTCGGCAATGGTAATGCTTGAGATCACACCAGTATCAGAATCAATGACTGCTGCGAGTTGTGCTGTTTGACCATTGAAATGAAGGAGCAGAGCAGTGCTAGAATCTTCAGTAAATTCTGCATTCGGTACGATAAGGTTATTGCTATCGCCGTCATATCGAGATGCGATCTCGCTAGAATCAGTGAGCACCGAGCGGAACTCATCGATATATCCTCTGAATGCTCCCCAGTTTGTCTCCCCACGTTCACCAGCAGCAGGAACACCGATTGTGTATGTTCCCTTAACGGTCGGTAACCCAGACCCAGAATCAGAGTAAACCTTATCTCCATTCAGGTATGCGTACTTCTGTGTACCAATGTTTCCGACCAATAGGTGGTTCCATTCACCATAAAGAACAGGAGCACTATCAAGTCTCTGAAGTCCGCCCATACCAGATACAACAGAAGCGTATCCAATTTGACCAGAATCTGTAATACCCCAAACATACCCGCCAGAATCTACACCACCACCAGAGATAAACAAGGCATCCTGTTGGTTACTGTCAGGGAATATGGTTGGGAAGAAGAAGAATTCCGAGTATCCTGCCCCACTATCAGAGTATTGCCCTTCTTTTCCTCTACCGATAAGGCAGTTTAGAGAGTTACCCCCAAACCTAGCAACACCAAACTCTGGTCTGCTGACGGTGATCTCAGGTGCAGTGATATACCCAGAACCTGCAGAAACAAGGTTAATTCCAGTAATTTCGCCCTGGTCGTTAATTGTGGCAGTAGCGGATGCTCTCGCAGAGTCTGCAGTAAACATGGTGAGAGCATACTGGTAAGCACCTTCAGAGACAACATCGTCGATCTCATCAACCATTGTCTGGAATTCTTCGTCGTTATACTCAAACAGTTCGCAACGAAGTCTGAACGTCGGAAGTTGGTTCAGTTGATAGAAAGGTGCTTCTGTTTCTACCTTCATGATTTGGAACATAGAGTTTGACAGAGGCAAATAGATAATATCGCCTTCTCTTGGACGGAAATTATTTTCCTCCAAGTATGCACCAATCAAGTTTTTCCAGCGTTTACGAGCAACGATAAATGTTGCCTGGTCTCGAATCTCGACACCAAACTTGGTAAAAAGATCCCCTTCTCCGTCGAAACCTTCGATGTTTTCGATATACATTTCAACTTTGTATGCTTCACTAAACCGAGATTCTACCTCATCGGCAAAGATTTGATCTTGAGTAATGATTTCTCTCGGGAGATAGTAAACATCTTGCCCATAGAATTGCAGAGACTCTATGACAATATCTTCATAGAGATTCTGTTCGGGGCGATATCCCTTTGTGATGTAGGGGTTTGTTGCCATAATTTATCCTACAAAGAAGAGCGGACCGACATCCTCTTCTTCTCTAAATTTGGTCATGATTCTCTCAATGTCATTAAGAGCATCTTCATAAATCTGTCTGCCGCTAATCGTGACGCCACCAGGGAGTTGCATTCCTTCAAACTTCAGTAGGTTCTGTCCCCACTGCTTCTTAATGAGTGCTGTCAAATATTCTTTCAGGAACTTATGGTTCCAGAGAGAGTTATAGTCTTCACCAGAGGAAGAAGGAGTGCGAATACCATAAACTTCAAGGACAACATAATCACCAACCGAAACTTTTTCGTCGCTCAAGTAGAACTTGATAGTATTTTCTTGACGAGAGAATGTGACTTCGGGCATCCCTGAGAGTTTCATATCAAGCAAGGATAGGTGCTGCTGCATCTGCTCGTAGTAGGCAATGTCGCCTGCATAGTTGTTCAGGTCTGTGATGTCGTTAAGCATCATCTGATACTTGATGTCAAAGAAGTTCGTGGTCTGCGAAACAGTATTGACAGGCAGCATCCGAACAACAGACATGACATCGGTATTACCCAGACTTATGGACTGGGTCGAAAGGTTTTCCTGAGTCAACTGATGAGAAATGTAGAATCTACGGTTTCCGTCTGGGTGATGCTCACGGAACCACTGCAGTGCCTCGTCTACACGATCGTCTACTTGATCGTCGTCTACATTAATTTCGATTACCGGACTACCGAGTGCTCTCAGGCAGTAGTCAATCAGTTCGTCTCTTGTATTGGGTAATGCCATGATAGTTTTCCGCTAAGAGTTTACCTCTTTATTTATAATCAAACAACGCTTATAGTTCTTGTGTCAAAAAGACTTGGACTGAACGATGAATCTTCGAAGTCCCAGTAATATGCGTCTGCTCCGGAAGAAGTTGGGTAATTCCCCCACAGGTCAAACAGGTTTGATGTTTGATATTCATTCTCTGTCCAATTAATTTCACTAGGATTCGTCGTTGTATATGTGTTTGACCACCTAGGCGTTTGCGTTGTTATAGAAACAGAGGAAGGTGTACCAAAGGCAGATCCGAATTCGGGCGGAGGCCAAGTCCCATCAAATTTACCTGACTTTCTTGTAAGTTCATACGGATTTGTCCCTGTTCGTCTATTAAACACAAATGCACCAAGAGTTCCGTCAAGATACCTTTGTGTACTAGAAAGGTCTGCTATGTACTCTTTTCTATACCAAGTTTCTTGATCAGATAGGTCTGAACCACTAACCTTTCCAATAATTGCAGTATTTCGATCATCATCATAAGCCATTATGATAAAGTCGCCATCTGCTGCTAATATTGGATAACAAGACCATCTATTGGTTGTGTTAGAAAGTACTAATTGCCCATTAATAGAAAACGCACGTGTTGTGTTTAGGGTCAAGTCAGAATTCAGTAATGTCAACTGAATTGTATTTTTATCTCCGAGATAATTTGTGCAAATTAATATTTTATCGTCACTGCCAAGAGCTCCTGTAACAAGAAAATGTCCAGCAGTGGTACTAGTACCAGTTGTATGAGGTCTCTGGGTTATTACCGTAGAAGGAGTTCCATCTGCAGAAAATTTACTCACCGTTATGAAAGTATGACTATTAGCAAAACTATTATAATAATTTGCATGAGTATTTATCGTAACTATAGAACCGTCTGAAAGTTCAAATACAGATGATGGAGCACTCCAACTGTCATAAGAAGCACTGGCAACAGTATAATATTTGTAAAAATGGGAAGAATTTGCGTTTATGGTATCGCCTGAAACATATGTCGTCTCGGGAAATCTGCATATGGTTAAAGTTTTATAGTTGGTTGCTGTAGTTATTTCACCACCAACTAAAAGTATCCCACCCAGGACAGATTGGTTAATATAAGATGGATTTCCGGCATCATAGTTGCTGCCTACCCCTATCTGCGATCCTTGACTATAATTGCCTGTGTCTCGATCAAACCTAGTAACTGTTATAGTGTAGCGGATGTTGGTGCCGATAACATAGGCGCTCCTAGTCGCAAAGAAAATATAATTCGAAGTAACTGCAATTGGTCCCTGCGTTTGTCCGACATAATTAGCTTTTGTGTTTGCAATTACATTATGATAAACTTCGGTTCCCGTATCGTCATATTTCGTGAGTGCAAATGCATTATTTACGGTTTCTCCGCTTCCAGTTAGTTCGGTTCTGGTTCCTCTTCCAATTACATATATTTCATCTTTTAAAAAATAAAACGTTGATGCATTACTAGATTGGGTCGTCGAGTAATTTACCAAAAAAGTTAGGGAGAACGTTGAGACAGCAGAAACCAGATTGACTCCATCGCTTGCCTTGAATGTTATTGTAAAATCTCCGACATCAGCGGAGTCTGTGGAAGGAGTAATGGTAAACTTGTTGGCGCTGTCTCCTGTCCCCTGAACAACTGTCGCTTCACTGACAAGACCAGATGTTTCAAACGACCACTGAATTGGAAGTCCTTCAGGGTCGCTGGCAAGTAGAGTTACGACTGTAGGAGTGCCGTCTGTTGCAAGAGAGTATGATGCAAGAGGACTTCCATTAGAATCAAAAGAAGGAGACTGGTTTACTGTGGCAAGTTTATACCATCCAGAACCATTCCAGAAATACAGGAGAGAGTCAGAGTCTAGAGCATTTGACTGAACAAATGCCTTATCACCAACCTGGAGATCGCCAGAAAGAGGAAGATCGTAAATGGTACTATAGGTAGTAACCTTATCCCCTTGAGTACCAAGAGCTTCCTCTACTGCCGTCTTTATTGAAGATAATGTTCGGATTGCCATTACCCTTTAAGTCCTGCAGCAGGCGGAGTGAAGTTCGCCGTTCGAGACTGCTACGATATTTGTCTCAAAGAGTTTTGCTAGTTGGCGAGATCTGCTTGTGCTTCTTGGCATTTTGATTACCTTAGTTAAATTGATACAATCTTATTCGTTGACTTCCGTCTTGAGAACCAATCCAGTAATACTCCCCGTCGTAAGAATATGCTGCCATGAGACTTTGAGTCATACCAGTGCTAATAGCATTAGACGTTGTTGCAGAGGAACCAAGGTTATGCGGAGTTTGCCATATAACTTCTACAAAATTATTACTGCCATAGGATACAAGCAATGCTCTACCGCCATTCGGATGCATATATGCAGCATTATAACTAGT